CTAGAAAGTTAACTGCACATCCAGTGCCTTTTCGCACTCGGTCAAATCCGCGCCAAACTTGGTCAAAGTGGCTTCGTAGTCAGGCTCTTGCGTGCTGTCGCTTTTAATGTAGCCAGCAATTGTATCAATAATATCTTGAAGCGAGCTGGCTGCCGTATCGCACATTTTATAGGTTTGATAGCCAGCCTGGTCTGTACTGTTCTGCGCTATTTCCCGCCATTCCGATTGCGCTTTTGCAACAGGTACTTTTACCTTGTCTTCCATCTCGACACCGAGAGCTTTTGATCGCCCTTCAGAATTTTCGCCCAGTTCGATATAGGTATAAAGCCCATCAACCACAGTTTTTCTGAGTTGAAGCGAATCCGTTTTTGCATCGGCAAGCGCCGCAGAAACCATCAGAAAAGGGATCACGCTGGTTAAGGCTGCCTTGCTGGATAAGCGCACGTCGAACTCCTGCTAAAATACGTTGGGCTTCTTAAAGCATACTAGATTGGAAGCCGGAACCCGTTTTGCAGGATGCATTCGCAGTTCTTCTCATCACCTACTTTCAGATCTTTACGGAAAATAGCGACATAATCGGCTGATTCAGCCGATTTCAAAGATGTGAATTATTCCATATTCGTTGTTTAATGCCAGCTGCAGAGAGCTGGTATTAAACGGTGGCTTCAACCACGCTTTTTGGCGCGAGACAGGCCAAAAAGCCCTGAAATAAGCAGTGCTACGCCCACACCCATGATACCGTAACCAAGAGCGCCAGAGCCGATCTCGGACTGGTTGGCCGACGCAATGGCCGTGGCTGTATCAGACGCACCAGAGCCATTTACCCGTGCATCAATCATCGCAACGACGCCCGGTTCATTGCATTTGGATATAAATGTTTGTTGGGCTTCGGCGCTAAGAGCCGCGACAGCGTTCGAGATCCCCACCATGCTATCCTGCATACGGTCGAGCCGCGTTAGAGCATCATTCTGGAATTTGGCAGCGGTTGCATCCGCAGTAACCTGTTTCGTTTCCACTATTGTCAGTCGATCATTGACCTTGGCGGACTGATCAATCGCAGTCGTCGCTGCCTTTTCGATCCGGTCTATACGCGAGACCTGAAAAGCAATGGCGTTTTGATTGGCGGTCTCTTGTTTCTCGAATCGGCCATCTAGCCAGTTGAGACCGAAATAGACTACCAAGCTAGCCAGTGGCAGTGCCATCGCCATCGACAACCGAGCTACGGCCCGAAGAATGACGCTGTCGGCAATTTTCTGAATACGTTCACCCGTCATGGTATTATCCTCCATCACTACCAACAGCCCCGCTTCTTTCCATTTTCATCATTCCCCTCGACGCGTTCAGCGGCTGGACGATCCACCTTTGTCAGTGCGATTAGTCCAGACGCGCTGAGATTATTCTGCCGCCACCCCGCGCAGCTGCTCACAGTCTGCGGATTGCAGGCCGCGACGGCGAAGAGACACGACACAAAAATCAAAGTCCGACAGAGAACGTAGCTTCGCATCGTCCTTCACCCTTTCGCGTTCAGCCTTGATGTCAGATTGCAGTTGCTCGGTTTTGGCTTGCTGGCGACCTTCGCGCTTGCCGAGTAGATAGCCACCGCCCGCCATGATGCAGGCAGCAACGATTCCGGTGAGAAGGTATTTCAGCCAGTTCGGGATTAGCGCCCCGATCATGATTTGATCTTTCGATAGATGCCCCAGAGAGTGAGAGCCAGAACAACACCCCCGACGATGATACGCGCCCACTGGCCGCTTGTAAGACTGTCTTGCTGATCGACAATGGCCTGTGTGATGTCTGGTAGGATCGGGCCGACCGCGCCGCCAATACCTGCAGCACCGGCACCACCGATTGCAACAACGTCAGTTTTATCCGTCGTTGTAGTTGCTGCGACGGTGTTTGATGAAACGAAAGCACCTTTGGCCCATAGACCAGCTTCTGCTGCGCGGCGGTTAACAAGCCCCTGCACAGTTACTTTCTTTCCGGTCTTCGGATCAGTTGCCTTTACCCATCTTGCTAGCTCGCCAGGTACTGCGCTGTAGTCGCCTTTGTTCAGCTTCTTAAGCAATGTCGATGAATGCAGTTCGCCTGTGTTGAAATCGAACGAAGCGAGCACAGCGAACTGATTGTCAGAAAGCGGCACCTTGACCAGACGTTCAACCCGCGCCTCAAACTTCGAGAGATCAGCAAGCAAGATCCGCTCTGCTTCTGTTTTGGTGATCGTCATACCAGGCTTAACTTGTGGCGATCCAGCTGCGGATGTATGGCCGTAACCTATTGTCCAAATACCAGCCACGTCTCTATAAGCAGTCAGCTTAAGCCCTTCCCATTGCTGGATGAGCGAAAGCCCCGCCGCGCTGATGCGTCGTGTCATTGTGTTTTCCTTTCGGCAAAAGAAAAGCCCTGCGATTGCAGGGCCTAGTTTTATGGGTAACGTCATCCCACCGCACTACGCGCTCCCAGCGCGACGGGGATAAACCGCTCCTGCTGGAACGGTCTTGTGTTTTACGTTTTCCTAATATTGTGGGATGATTGCAAAGAGAGGTGGCTCGGGAAATTTGAACAGCGGGGATAAGTGGAATTTCTGCCTGACTTCGGCTTAGATGCCGGGAACAGGAGATACCATGACGAGACGACCACGCCGGAACCATTGCCCGGCTTTCAAGGCAAAAGTGGCGCTCGCCGCCATCCGAGGCGAGCAGACGCTTGTGGAACTGTGCCAACAGTTTGACGTGCACGCTAACCAGATCAAGCAATGGAAAGACCAGCTCCTTGAGGGGGCGACAGGCGTTTTCGGCGATGAAGCGAAGGCGGAACCGACGGGGCCAACCGTCGATGTCAAAACGCTGCACGCCAAGATCGGCGAACTGACACTGGAGAATGATTTTTTATCCGGTGCGCTCGGCAAGGCGGGATTGCTGAGCGGAAAGAAATGATCGACCGCGAGCACAAGCTGTCCGTCGTGCGTCAGGCGACGCTTCTCGGCTTCAGCCGTGGCAGTGTATATTATTCGCCGCGTCCGGTGTCTGACGGCGATCTGGCCCTGATGCGACGGATCGATGAACTGCATCTCGAATATCCGTTCGCGGGAAGCCGGATGTTGCAAGGGCTCTTGAGGGGAGAAGGGTTACAAACCGGTCGACTGCACGTCGCCACGCTGATGAAGAAGATGGGCATCGAGGCGATCTACCGTCGCCCGAACACGTCGAAACCGGCACCAGGTCACAAAATCTATCCCTACCTCCTGCGCAAGCTGGCGGTTACCCGGCCCAATCAGGTATGGGCGATGGACCTGACCTATATCCCCATGGCGCGTGGTTTTATCTACCTATGCGCCGTCGTGGATTGGTTCAGCCGTCGGGTTCTGTCGTGGCGATTGTCTATCACGATGGAGGCGGACTTCTGCATCGAAGCAGTCGAGGAGGCGCTGGCCCGTTATGGCAGACCCGACATATTCAATACCGATCAGGGTTCGCAGTTCACCTCCATTGACTTCACTGCCGTGCTGAAAAAGAACGAGATTGCCATCTCGATGGACGGTAAGGGCGCGTGGCGGGACAATGTGTTTGTCGAGCGGCTCTGGCGGTCAATTAAATACGAAGAGGTTTATCTTCATGCGTACAAAACCGTATCCGAGGCGCGTGTTGGCATCAGCCGATATCTGAACTTTTACAATAGCCGACGTCCACATTCATCGCTTGACCGCCAGACACCGGATCAGGCTTACTTCAACGCGCTGACACCAATGATGGTGGCGGCATAATCGAGGCGGAAACCCACTTAGCAAAACGCCCGAAACTGTTCAGACAAACCGAACCACCTCTGCCTGAATCTGAAGATGCAAACTCACCGCCAATATCTATTGTCGCATTAAGTGGCGTTACATGGCGCCAAGCCCCATTTGTTATGGTGAGATTTGCGCCTGACCGGCCAGCACGCACCATAGGAGCATTATCAAGCCTGCCGCCTGACTGCTCGACACCCACTACAGTTCCGGGGAACACGTTGCGTGAATTTTGATTGGCTCGAATTACACCATTGTAGTGCACAAGATATGTACGTCCGGTAGCAGAACCGCTGTACGTAACGCCGATGGTGAAAAGAGTACTTGAGGCTACCCCCGCGAATTGGCCGTCAAATGACGGAGATCCTGTCACCGGAACCGTCTGTCCGTCCACTCTTATCATCGCATATTCGGTAGCGTGTAAGTGGTTAAGTGCACCGCCTTCAATGCTGTATGGTGCGCCCATACGGATATAACCGCCGTCTGATGCATACATGTGGTCATTCGATGACGAACCAGCAGGGCCAGCTTGACCAAATGTTATGTCAGACGCCGTAATCGCGCTCCCGGTGTCGAAGCAATATAGGCATGTGTACGCCGCTCCTGCTGGATCAAGTCGCATTCCAGTGACACGAAGGGCCGGCGTCGTGTAGGTTTCGGCGTTGTTTGCAAGTGGACCAAACGTTGTCCATTCACTGTCTGCGGTCTTTTTCCATCGCACCATATAGCTTAGAAGAAGGTTTCCGGTTGGCGGGAAACTTAGTTCAGCAACGGGGCCTGACTGAATTATCACATCTGGCGCGGACGGGATCGGCAGATCGTCATCGACGGTGCTGCTGTCACATACCGGCGCAGTCCCCTCTTGGCTCACATCCCACTGATAAGCCGTCTGTGGCATTGATTGAACCTGAATGGTCGCTCCCAACAAAATACCGCCTTCTCCAAGAATGAACTTGAAATCAATTACCTCAAAGACGCTGTTGATCCCAAAAAGAGGGTACTGTATGCGCACAAACCGTTCGCCAAACGCTGCAAGGCCCATAAGATTAGTGTTGAACGTTCCGACCCAATTCGGATTTGCTCGGAACCATTCGAGTTTCATCAAACGCCGTGCCTGGCTGTGTGAAGGGGCCATATTGAACTGAACGTCCTTGGCCTCTTCACCACGTTCAGACACATCGTTTTCGTCAGCCCAAGGGTCTGCATCAGTGGACTGATAATCCTGATTTGGATCAAGAAATGTCGCACGGATGGTGTTCGCTGACGTCATCACATCGCGGCCACGACCAACCTCTGAAAAGCCCGTGATCGCGTCGGTCGTTAAAATAACTGATGGCTCGGCCCATGCGCCCACATCAAGGGTCAGTCCGCCGTCTGGTGTCGGAACCAGCCTACCGTCACAACATGCGAGCATCCGGCCCAAGACGTCAGCGGGTCGCTCATTAAGCTGATACGAGCCCCACAGACGATAGCGCGGCTCGGTTCCCCCTGCAGATATCGCAACGCCCTCGTTTGAACGATTGTATGCGGCCACCCAACCAGCCTGTGCGAGAGGCGTTGTGAAGAGACTTTCAGGCAGCCGCATTCCATCACGATGCGTCATGTAATCACGGATCACCGCTGCCGCCTTATCGTTCCACTCAGTCACGCCAGTTACAGGGTTTTTGACCAACGAGGTGCGGGCGACAACGCGATAATTGGTATTGATGCCGTTTGAAAACAGGCTGAGATAATACTCCTGCCCGACCGCGTACTGACAGGCGAGAAGTGAAGCAACACCATCACCTCGATGGTCGTATGTCCATTCCGGAAAGTTTACCAGTAGCTCGTCATAGGCGGTTTCAGTAGACTGGCCCAATCGGCTTAGGATGCGCAGAAGCGGCGCGCCGGTTCCGCCTTGTCTGTAAGGCGTCGGTCCAATCGGGTAGGCGTCTGCCCCGCTTGAATCCGATCCCACCAGTCCGGGCAGGCGAAGCGCGGCAGCGCACTAATGGGTGACATTCTGCGAAGCCTCTGCTTCGAGCTCCGCCATCAGATCAGCATCTGCGGCCATGGCTCGCTGTTCGTCAGTTGCTTTTTTGCCGGGTCGATCTGCTGGACGATCTTCATCACCGCTTTTCGAACCCATGGCGGCTTCAATAGCCATACGGTCGTTACGCTCGATCATCGCCCCAAGTTCCTTCAGGGCGGTGACATTTCCAGCGTTGGCTTGCTCCATCGCGATTTCAAATCGCCGCGCATCCAACATGTCGCGCATACCGAGACGGCTTTTAAGCTCTGGACTAAAATACCGTTGAATCGTCTTGCCTGACACACCAAGCGCATTGCCAATCCGTGTGATCGACCAACCCAAAGCCAGTAACAGCTTGACTTTGTTGCGATCTTTTTCCGATGGCTCGTAAGGTGGCCGTCCTTTCTTGCCGAAGCCTAGCCGGACTGGCTGACCGAACAGGTCAAAATTCTCTGTCATGAGAAAAAAATCTCTTCATGTGGGGGACGCGGGTCTAGCGTTGAGACCCCTTTTTGACTTTCAACCCACCCCCCCTGCCTGGTGTTTCACGCCTCGACGATCATTGGACGGTCCCACCCTAAGAGCTTTAACCGGCTTTCGCCTGCGGGTCTTTCGGGGCTAGCTTTGACAAAGACACGCCGATTGCATCCGACAAGCTATTGGCTGGCAAGGATTATACAATCGGCATTAATGCCATGGGTGAGCTTTATATCAAGGTTGCCGATGAGAACCCGTTGAACGGCAAAACCTTTGCGGGCTTCCATTTTGCACCGAGCGGCAACGCAAACAGCAAAAACGGCGGTGACGGCGTTCCTGCAATCAACCCCTATTCCCTCTGGGATGTAGGCTTCCGGCCTTCCTGCCCAGATCCACGCGGCATGGCGATTGTTGAGACATCAGGCGGAAAGCTTTTCTGGACTGACATTTACCTGCTTGGCGTCGATCACCTGAAGAACGGCACTAGCGCGCATGGTGTGACCATTGCCGATGGACGCGATCTTCCAGTCCGCATTGACGGTAACGGCACCTATGACCGCTGCCACTTCGCAACTGTCAGCGATATCTACGCGCACCATGGCAAGCGCTTGCTTGGCGCAGAAGAGTTCTTCGCAGCTGCTTATGGCGTGAAAGAACGCGCATCACGCGACGACGAGCCAACACTCACCGGATCGCTCGAAAACAACGCCGCTCGCTTTGTCAGCCGCTGGGGCATGTTCGATATCACCGGGACCATGTGGCAGTGGGGCACAGACGGACACATGCCGCTGCAATCGCCGTGCAGGCAGATATGCGCAGGCTCACCAAAGGCAATCAGCCACTCTATATCCTGAAAACTGATTTCTCGCGTTACTTCGCCAGCATCGAACACGCCAAGCTTTGGCAGCTGATCGAGGCGAAGATATCCTGCAGGGCAACTTTGCGTCTGATCGAAACGATGTTGCCGCGTGACGGCATTGGCATTCCAATCGGCAACCTCCTGTCGCAGATCATGGCGAACGTCTATGGCGGCGTCGTGGATCGACACCTGCAACAAGGCCTCGGCGAGAAGTACTGGTATCGCTACATGGATGATATCATCGTTCTCGGCCAGTCGTCCGATCATCTGCGAAAGGTTCACAAGTCGATTGAGGATCTGTCACGCGACGAACTGGGCCTGAGATTTTCCAAATGGAGCATCCAGCCAGTAAGCCGAGGTGCAAACTTCGTCGGATATCGCATCTGGCCAAGTCATAAGCTCCTGCGCCGCGACAGCGTGATCCGAGCACGCCGGAAGATCAAAGCTTATCGCGCAGGCGGCGAGCATAAAAGACTCGAACGTTTCCTAGCTGCATGGATCGGACACGCCCAGTGGGCCGACAGCCGCAATCTTCTGAAATCACTCAATGTTCAAGCACAAGCGCCGTCCGTCAGAAAGGTATCTGTATGACCGAGAAAAAGAAAAACCTGTACGCACATTTTCGTGCTGAAATCCTTTGGATGGTGCAGCCGATCCTTTCAAGGCAACGCACGGACACGCGCTTCTTTGATCAGAACCTTATCATTGAGCCTTGCGACTTGGGCGGATGCATTGTCGTCGCGGTGTCAGGAACGGCCATGGCTGTATTTCGAGATCCGAACGGTTACTGCAAAGAGGCCATGAGCGTTCTTGTTCCTGAAGCAGCGTTCGATCCTTGCAAGCCACATGTGACAGTCGAAATGAATTACTGCGGACAGCAGTATTCCCCGGCGCTTCCTGAATGGGCACAGGCGGGTAACGTGGTGATGCATTCTGCTGGCATGTTTGTTGGCACTCAAATGCGCCATCCCGATTGGATGACGGAAGATGATGAGTTTTACCCTTGCCTGTATCAACGCACGTCGGCAGTAAACTCTCTTGAAATCGGTATGGATTACAAGGCTGACGCAGGCAGCGCCGTGAAATGGCGCACAGTGATTGCCCGATCCGTCGAGTTAGCCTCTCGGAAAGAAAACATCATCGGCATAGCGCCCGGCGTAATCGGCCTATTCGACCGCATCCACAACACGATCACGGAAAAACATCAAGACGGCACACATTTTTACGCAATCCAGACAACGGGCGATGAGTCTGGCGAGGGACCGATTGTTCTGCGAATTAGCGACTGCCCAGATTTCGTAGGTGTGATGATGCCAATGAGGCTTCCAAAAGAACCGGAACTTCATTTGCCGGATTGGCTCACCGTGTCATTTCCAGAAACGCAGGGAGGGATTCAATAATGGACCGCCCTATTCTTTTCAGTGCGCCAATGGTGCGCGCCCTGCTTGAAGGCAGAAAGACACAAACCCGGAGAATACTAAAGCTTGATAAACCATCACCAGAGCAGAAGTTTAAGTTGCCAGTATCAATTGGTGACCGACTTTGGGTACGCGAGACATGGAGGCCGGGGGCTTGGCGTGAAGACGGACGCATTGCTGTCGATTACCGTGCTAATCCCGAGATGAAGAATACACCATGGTGTATACTGCCTGAATCGATTGATTGGCCTACCATGCACCAGAAATTGACCGATGAGTTAATGGCGGTAGGTTACACCGCTGATCATCGCGGTCACTGCCACTGGGAACCGGGACAATCGCCGCTAAAGTGGCGACCTAGCATATTTATGCCACGCTGGGCATCACGCACAACCTTAATCGTGTCAGATGTGCGACACGAGCGGCTCAAAGATATCAGCAAATCAGATGCTATCGCTGAAGGCATTATTTGCACCTCACTTGGCAGTGAGCGTGACAACATTGATGATGCTGATCTCTGGGCCAGTAAGCCCGATGAACTACCACTTTATTTTCCAACGGACGATGAAGAGGATTGTTTTCACACCTCAGCTCGCTGCGCATTTTGGGTACTTTGGGACCGTATCAATGACAAACGCGGCTTTGGATCACGCAAAAACCCATGGGTTGCCGCTTACACGTTCGACGTCATTAACCGGAATATCGATCAGATCGAGGTGGCGGCGTGAGCTCACTAGTGGATCGCATATCCAAGCTGGATGGACCGTGCAACCAGACCGATGTCTTAGTGGAGTTGGCGTTATTTAAGCCCGACGAGAACTATAAATACGCCTGTGCAAACAACGCCGGAACGAAAGTTATCTTCACCAGAACAGGCGGAAAACGCGAAACGTGCTGGGCATATGATTACACCCTCACACCCGAGCGACGCGCCAAGTGCATCGCCATCTTGCGCGAAAAGGAGGCTAGCAAGCTATGAGCCTCGAATACATCAAAGATTATTATCGTGTTCCGGCTCGCGTTGGCGGTCGTGTCAAATACACAGGCGGCAAGCAGCCTCAATATGGAACCATTGAAGGCGCGCGCAATCAGTATCTACTCATTCGTCTTGATGGTGAAACCCACGAACCCGGATCGTACCACCCAACGTGGGAAGTCACCTACTTAGACGGCGGTACATCATGATCTCCATCGCCCAACATGTTCAGATAGTTGGTGATTTCCTGCGCTTCATCGCGCCGCAGATTGCAACAAAATTGGCCGTTCAGCTTGGCAGGCTCGCCCGTCAAAAGCCTTACAACGGTCCACGTTCCATCCGGCTCTTGCCGTTTGTTGAAGTGAATTTTTGTCATGGCAGTGTCAGTTCGTTGCTCTGCCAGACAGATAAGACAGTGAAGCCTGCATTCAAGCCTTGGAGATATCAAAATGATTGATAGACCACGTTTACGCCGCAAGGACGTTCCTGAATATCTTCGCACAACTCACGGGATCGATATATCGCGCTCGACGCTTGAAAAGCTCGCCACTAACGGCGGCGGCCCGTCAATGCAGTATCAAGGGCGCTTTCCGCTTTATCATAAATCGGATTTAGACAGATGGGCGGAGCAAAAACTATCGCCGTCGGTCAATTCAACGGCCGAGCGCTAA